ACTGCCATATCTGTTAACTGTTAGCGGTTAGTGACAATCCCTCCTCGACATAGATCTTGACGGCCACGCCGACAGGGACAATTACATATGAAATCTTGAGCGTGTCGTTCACCAGCACATTCTGATTGGCATCGATGGTTACAGCGTAGCCCGAAATCTCCTGTGCTGCCTGCATCTTTGCCAAAATATCGCTGATGAGCGTCTTGAACGCCGTAATCTTCGATGGTGCGAGGAAGCCCGTAGAAGGATTGACCATCAGAGGCGAGTTTACATACGGAAGCAATGCTGCACGCACGGCACGACGGCTCTTGTTGATGGTACGGTTACGGGCAATCGTGCGGTAATCACCGATTGAGCAGGTCTGGTCCTTCGAGATGTAGATGCCGTTCTCGCGTCCGGCATACTTAATCGGGAAGATGTAGCCCTTGTCATCGAGCTCATCAAGCAACGAAGGTGACAACGACTCGTAGCGATTAAGGCTGAGGAAGTTCTCTTCTGCCTCGTCGAGGTTGATATCGCCAAAGCCTAACTCAATCTCCTGGAAGTCGTCAGCAAAGAGGTTGAACTGCTTCACCCACGCGATAGACTCGTGTACGCTTGCCTTTGCGATAGCACCCATCACAGCACCGAGGAAACCTACGGGAGTGTGGTTGGCGTTACGCATCTGCATAAGCGAAATCTTCTCGTGGTGCGATTGTCCGAAGATGCAACTGATGCGGCTCGACTCGCAGATACACGAAGGAATCTTATTAAGGTCAATCTGGCGACCCTCAGTGGTGTCGGCGCCCGTGTTTGAAGGGTTAGCCGAGAGCACCAACGACAGAGGCTGGTTCTGCTCCGCAAGACCTACCGCCACATCGTTAAGACCCTTGACAAGGTTAAGGCTGTACTTGTCGGCACCGCCATTTGCCTTCCACAAAGGCTGCTCGGTCCAGATACCAATCTGATTTATAAGACCGCCTGCAGCACGCTGCATAATCTCCAACGCATCCCAGTTAGCCGAACAGTCGGCAAACATCACATAGAGTTTACCCGCACCGTTCACATTGCCCGACATACGGAAGAACTCGCGGATATGGTAGGCAGGGATACCGTGCATGAAGTTTACATTTGCCTCCTCATCCTCGGTAGCCTCCACACGCTCGATAATACCGAAGTCGTTTACTGCCGACTTGAACGAGGTGATATAGCATACATCGCCCAACTTGAGTTTCGTCTCGTTGGTCTTACCATAGCCCTCGGTGAAGAGTGTCGGCTGGAGCGACACATCGAACAATAGTCCCGTTACCTTCTCGGTAGATGAACCGGTGTCATACGGGATATTACCGTCGACATCTTTGATGAATACATTTCCAAGTGCCATAGTTTATGCTTTTTTGAGTTCGTCGAAATAAGGGTTCTTGTAGAGTACCGCCTTGCCACGAATAGTCGCAGGCGTGTTAGGAGTATATGTTCCGCCGTGAGTATCGATGTAGAGCGACTCATAGGCAGGGAACTTTTTCAGGATTGCGAGAATGTGAGGGTCTGCCTCTCTCTTCTCCTCATTGGTTGGTTGTTTATTATCTATTTGGGGAGTCTCCTCAGCGGGAGTTTCAGCAGCCACAGTCTGCACCTCTTCGGTGGTCTGTGTTACCTGCTCATCCGTTTTAGGGGTCTCCTCTGTGTTGGTTTTCTTTGCCATACTCTTCGAAAAATTTGGGGAGCGGGGCCATACCTCGCTCCCCGGGTGAGACATAAAAAATCAGATGAAAGGTGTGTTATGCTGTTTTGGTGTAAGCCGTGTGTACGACAATCTCGGCAGGACGAACGATGTTCACATCCATCTTCATTCGCATCTGGAAGAAGAAAAGCTCCGAGTTAGCCTGCAAGCGGTCTACCTTCAATACCTCGGTGTCGTTTGCGTAGTCTACGCCCATCCAGAGGTTCGACTCCATGCCTGTCGAGAACTCGCCGAGCACGATGGTGTGGTCAGGAATACCCACGATAGGCACGATCTTCTTACCCTTGAAACGGTAGCGGTTCACCTCGGTATTCTCCGAGTACTTAACCTGCTTGTCAGAGATATACTGGTCGTATGCATCCCACGCATCCCAGCCGATGACGAAGACCAAAGACTTCTTCTTACGGATCTGCTTAGGACACTTCTTCCACATAGCGTAGAGAGCAGCCTCGACAGCAGCACCATCGGTGAGCTCAGTGTTACCCGATACGATACACTGACCACCGGCGATGGTAGCAGCATCCGTAGCGTTCACATTGTCGATGATACGCTTCATCACGCCATCGAAGTACTTCTCCTTGTTCGCACCAATCTTGATGCAGCCTGCGGGAGCAGTGATGCCGGCAGCAGCCTCGCCACCCTTAGCGGCAGTCCAGATTGCGTTGCCGATGTACTCGTTCTTCTTGTCCATTAACAGACGGAGCATTGTTGCCTGAATCTTAGGATCGAGCTCGCGGAAGACGAGGTTGCCCTCGGGCTGTGCGAACTTCCAATACTTCTCGTAGTCGCGTGGATTGAACTCCAGATAGACCATAAAGTCTGAAGGCTCCAAGTGACGCTCGGTGAACTGGTATTCGTTCTCTCCGTTTTCGCCCTTGGCACCGTGAGTGGAGGTAGGTGTAGGCACATTATCCTGAATAATGTCGCCCAACTTGATGGCAGGCAGCGTGTATTTGTGCTGGATGCCACTCTTGATGTGGATAAGACCCTCGCGGAAGGTGTCGTTACCCTGTGCGGTATAGGTCAAGAGGTCCTCCAAGACCTCGCCATTATAACCGTTCTGCAAAAAGTTTACTGTATCAGCCATTTGTTTCGATTGAGTTTACTTGTTTACTGTTGAATCTCAGCCGACTGGCGGATACTGCTTTCCGCGCGAGACACTCTCTGTCTCCGGCAAATCAATTAATGATTGGTGTTGCTTACTTCAGTTTTCCGAACTTGAAGTCTGCGCCGACAACCTCGTTAACCTTCTCGGCCATCATCTCCTCTGCAGTCTTGGCAGCGGTGGCGGCAGCCTGAACATTCTCGGGGTCTTTGGCAATCTCTTCGGAGATCTTTTCTCGTGCAGGAATAGATGCGAGCGTGCTCTCTGCAAGCGTGAGGTTCGCCTCTGCCATCTTGACCCACTCGGCCTTTGCCTCACGGTCAATCTTGCCTGCGTTGATTGCATCCTCGACAAGCGTCTCGATGCGGGCTGCCATCTCCTCCTTCTCCTTCTTTTCGTAGGTCGATAGTTTCGATGTCGCCTCCGAGAGCTCTTTCTGCAAGTTCTGAATCGTTGCCTCCTTACCTGCAATAATGGTCTGGGCATCGCTGAGCGACTTTTCAGACTCCTTGTACTTGGACTCAATGGTCGCCAACTCCGAGATGCGAGCCATTACATCCTTGACATCACTGTCCTTCATACCGAGTGAGGCTGCTATCGCCCCGAACTCGAATCCTTGTGTTTTGTTTTCGTTAGCCATATCATTTACTGTTTGCTTAAGAGTAGGAATGTTGTTTTCAAAAAGTTTATTCTCGGCACTAACTCGGCTCATCAACTCCTGAATTGCCGTGGTATCGGTCATCGATGCAACCTCACTATGTACCTTTTCGCAAAGTTGTTTTGAGGTATGGATAATGTTCTCTGCTGGGATAATACCAGCCTTCACAGCCGCCTGAGCATCGAAGTAGGTGCCGTCTCTACCTGCCTCGCCATCCATAATCGCTCGTACATGCTCGGCTTTAAGTCCGAAGCGTTTGCGGTAGATGGTCTCAATCTGCTTGGTAAAGGCCTTGACCATCGCCTTGGTATCTACATCCATATCCTCATCCGAAGGCATCATCGGGTTATGGATCATCAGGATTGCATAGTCGCGCATAAGTGAGCGTTTGCCTGCTGCCCAGATGATAGAGGCCATAGATGCAGCCACGCCCTCGATGACACACTCGGTATCGACCTTTGAGTTGGCAATGGTCGAGTATGTAGACATACCGTAGAGCACGCTGCCACCTTCAGAATTAATAAGTACGCGTATGCACGAGGGACGGATGACATTCTCAAGGAAGTCAAACTCATCGTTAAAGCGCGATGTATTCTCCTCGGTAACGCTACCGAAGAATCGAATCGTAGCGGGGGCATCTGCCTTAACCTCGCCGACTACATATTGAAGTGTATTGATATCCATTGGGCTCTCTTTTGGATAAGAGTAGTGGTGTTGAAATAAAAAGGTTTATTCATCGTCAGGAATTTTATCCTCAACCTCAACAGACGGCTCAAACCCCGTTGCCTCATCGTATGTCGGTGTGCTGTGCTGACCGTGGTTGCCGGTATCGTGCTGCGGAGCATCGCTATGCTGCGTAAATGGCGGCATAACAAGATAGCGTTTCACCCAATCACGGTATTTCCAAGCCGAGTACTCACGGAACCATACCTCATAGTCTATCCAATACGCCTGAAGCATATTGGTGGTAAGAGGCATATCGAAGTATGTGAGGTTGCAACGCTCATTGAGTGCCGGTTCTCGGTTCTTCGCATCTTGAATTGCTACATTCAATCGCTGGAAGACAATGAAGGGGTCACACTCTCGCTCCGCGTCTGAGTTGTTAAGCGTGTTGAGAATGAAACGCACACGCATTGTTGCCCGTCCCTCACCAATACGCTGCTGTGCCACGAGGTAACGCACATTGACAAAGTGTATAAAGACCGCAGGAAAAGCAACCTCATATTCCAAGTTCTCACTACGAATAAGACGAGAGAACTGACCGTTGTCGATAGCGATGGTCTTAAACAGCGGTGGCGATGTAGGGTCATCGGGGTCTTCACGCACGGTGAGGATAGCACGACGCACAGCATCGTACATATTCACAAAAGGGTTTTCGGATACCTTCTCGGGAACACTCTCCACGGGAGGTGTCGGCTCCTCTGTCTGCGGTTTGTTATGCTTATCTTTTATCATTTCGGGAATCCTTCAAAAATCATATCTACAAGACCGTTGATGTGGTCCTCAATGTTGGGCGAGAAGCCTATAAACTGACGATGCACGGGGCGGCGTGATGAGTATTGGTTTACGGTGTATAGTCCGAACTTCGGGTCGGTGTTATGCACCGCAGCGTAGTTCTTATACTTGCCTCGCTTCTTACCTCGCTTGCCACGGATGTAGGAACTTACCTCCGTAGTCCAAATGTCGTAGTGAGTGGTACGGCGAAAGCCTCCTTTGCCGTGAAGTTTACCGAACTCTAATGAGCGACCTCGCTCTCCCTTGATGCTTCTTGACAGCGTACCGGTATCGACCATTGTGGGATGAGTAAACTTCTTTCCCCACTTTGATGTGCGGGCGGGCCATTTACTA